AGCAAGAACAATTCGATGTGGATGAGCGCAAGCTAGTCAAAGTGCTTGAATCAAACATCATTGAATCCGACCTGGTATCGGGTACTGAGATCAGTGATCAGCGTGGGCGTAACCATGAGCTGTATTCCCTTGATGCCCTGGGCAATGAGAAATCCAATCGATCGCAGCATATCTCAGCCGATGTCATGGATGCGGTTGAGTCGCAGAAGGCGATGTATCTGGAAACCTTTTTGTCAGGCCGGAACGTGGTTAAGTTTATGCCAGAGAACTCCGAGGATACTACGGCTCATTTGGCCACAAGCTATGTCGAGCATATGTTCATGCACCGTAATGAAGGCGCGAAGTTATTACGCGATGCGCTGCACGATGCTTTTGTCTCCAAGAAGTGTGTTGTCTACACCTATTGGCAAGAAGACTCCACCTTAGTGACTAAATCCTTTGAGGGCCTTGCAGCTCCTCAGTTACAGGCATTGCAGGGACAGATCGCCCAGGAAGGCGGCGATGTCCAGGCACAACAGACTGGCATGGGGCCTGATGGCATACCAATCTTCAGTGGTGAAGCGACCGTCGAGAAAGACACCAGCAAGGTATGCGTTGAACTGTTAAGACCCGAATCATTCTTTAGGGATCCTCATGCTGGCGATATTAAGTACGCAAGCTATGTCGGCTGGCAAGAAGAACTACCGAAATACGAATTAATCGAGCGTGGCTTTGAAGAAGAAGAGGTCATGAATCTACGCTTGGATTATCGATTCAGACAGAACCAGGAAGATCAATCGAGGAAGTCGCATGACTCCAGTTATGGTCGGAATAAGCTGAATAACCGGGCTGATGAAGCAGAGAACGTCACGATCTATTGCATCTTTGCCTATATGAACCTGGAGAACTACGCGCCGACTGTCAGTGCGGATTCAGTCGATGGTACGAAGCTGTATAAGTTTGTCTTCTCATCTGGCGAGCTCTTAACACAAGAGAACGGCTCCAAGTGGACTGAGGTTGATGAATACCCAGTTCAGGAATGGACTCAGTATCCAATTAGTCATAGTGAGTTTGGCTTATGTGAAGCGGATATACAGGCTGACATCCAATGGACTAAATCAAACTTGCTCCGAATGATCATTGATAACCAGGCGATGACCAACACCTCAAGATGGAAGGCGCGTCATGGATTCATCAAGAACCCAAGAGAGTTATTAGAAAACAACATCGGATCCGTGGTGTGGATGAAGGACATCAATCAGGATCTACAGCCATTACCAACGAATCCGCTATCTCCGTTGTCCATGCACGTTTTAGAAAGTCTGGAACAAGAGAAGGAACAGCGATCGGGGATGTCCCGATTAGCTAAAGGATTGAACGCCGATGCGGTAGCGAATCAAAATGCCGATAGCATGATCGAGCGATTAACTAACGCCAGTAACCGGCGAGTGATGCGCGGAGTCAGGGACTTTGCAGAAACCTTCTTAAAGCCGCTATTCATTCAGATGTATAACTTAGGTGTTGAGAACGATTCCGGCGAGGTCATGATGGAGATCGCTGGAGAATTCCAATCCATGCAGCCTTCGTCCTGGCCGAACCGTACCTTATGTGGTGTGGAAGTCGCGCTAACCCCGGAACAAGCCAAGACCAAGGCAGCGTTCCTGTTACAAATGCACCAGCTTATTAGTCAGGATCAGAACCTCGCAATGCTGTATGGCATGGAGCAGAAACACGCGCTCATCGATGATGTGTGTGACCTGGTAGGCATTGGTGATACCTCCCGTTATATGCGTCAACCTGATTCACAAGAAGTACAGCAAGCCGGACAGATGGCCAACCAGAAGGCACAAGAGAACGAACAACTACAGCAGCAGCTCATGACAATGCAGATGCAGAATCAGATGATGCAGCAGCAGCTTGCCCAGGCAGCAAACGCCAGGGAAGACATCAAAGTCAGGCTGAAGGGCCTTGAGGTACAGACTAAGGTCGCTGATACCGGGGCTGATAATGCCAGGGCTGATGACAAGCTGGAATTCGAGAAGCAAAAGGCAGCAGCAGAATATCAATTAGAAAGAACTCAAAAGAGGCCAGCAGCATTATGAGAGGACAGGGGTATATAGAACGGATGCGTCAACGCAAGGAGCAAGAGAGTGGGTTTAATAACGAAAAGCGTAAGCGATTTCTTCAAGAGCTCAGTGAGAACAAAATTGCCGCCAATCAAGGAAGAGAACATCGCGACGATACGAACACGGGCCGAGTACGCGAAGAGTCTGATCGAGGACTCAGCGTTTCAGGAAGTGTTTCAAGCGATGAACGAGCAAGTAGTACGGGAGATCGCATCAAGCAGCCCACTCGATCAAAAAGAACGGGACGTTTTGTATCTAAAGCTCAAGCTAATAACTGAAATTCAAGAAACGCTGATGATGTTTATCAGCGAATATGAAACTGCCGCTTTGATTAACGAAGCGCAAGCCAACCATGAGGAAGCTAATTATGGCTGAACCAGATGTTTCCGCTGAGGTAGACCAACCGACATCCGCGCCGGAGTCTTCCCCTCAGACCTTTCGGGAACGAGCTCTTAATCGCCTAACAGAGGAGTCAAACGACCAACCCCAGGCTGAAGAAGAGTTAGACAACAATGCGGAGCCCTTATCGGAAGATACCGATTTAGATGAGGCAGACCAACTCGATGACACAGCAGAAGCTGATTCGGACTCAGACGAGCAACCCGAAGAAGACGATGCACCGAGAGTCTTTACGATAGACGGTAATGAGTTCAGTGAAGATGACATCAGAAACCTTGTAGCAGATCGCCGCAAGTGGGATGTCGAATTCCGTAAACGAACTCAACAGACTGCAAAGCAAAAAAAGGATTATGAGCGCGGTTCCGCTGAACTGGCGGTACAGCAAAAGCTCATTATGGATGCTGCGCAAGGCAATCTAGACCAACTGAAGCAAGTTGACCCGACTGGCCTATCACAGGATCAGTACGCGATGTATCAACAGAACCTGAAGCAAGCACGAGACCAGAATGATCACTGGGCGAATATGTTTAGCCAGGCGAACCAAGGGCTTAAAGCGAAGTTCGATGAATTTCAAAAAGCCCAGGCTGATGAGTCGGTTGAAGTGCTAAGAGGCATCGAACCCCGATGGAATGAGAATTTCTATGGGGATCTTAAAGAGTTTGCAGTCGAAACAGGCCGCTATTCAGATGAAGAGTTTAAAGAAGTCGCTGACTGGAGAGTGATCGAAGGATTGATCGCTTTACGAGATGCGGAATCTGCCACTCAGAAGCTGGAGAAGGTCAAAGAATCTAAATCCAAACCGAGCCGAAGACGGCAGAGAGCAAGACAACGCAATCGCAACTCACAAGGACAATTCCAGAGTGCGCGTGATGCGGTGTTTGAGTCTCCAAATGCTAAAGGTGATGGTTCATTTCGAGCAATGATGGAGGCGAAGCTCAAAGCTGAACGAGGTTCATAATTTAAGGACTTTGTATGGCTTTTCATACTTATACACAAACCCGTCAAGCTGAAGACGTTCAGGACGAGATTTATCAAATCTCTCCGGTAGATAGCCCCGTGGCTAGCCTCAGCAAAACAATCAGAGCAACTGGTAAGCTCCACGAATGGTCAGAAGACCGTTTGAACTCAAGCGGTGCTAACGCCGCCGTGGAAGGAGCAGATGCCGGATCGGATACTTCGGTAGCGATCACAGCTCTGAACAACTACACCCAGATCATGACTAAGGTCGCCAAGATTACTGGCACTTTAGAAGCCGTAGATAAGTACGGCCGTGATTCTGAAATGGCCTTAATTGAGAGGGTCGCCGCATAGCGATATGCGGGCAATAACTCTGTGAATTCAAAGGAACTCTCACTGAGACAACTTTGAGCCAAGCCCCGCCAGGGGAAGGTGCAACGACTATCCGAAAGGAGTACAGCCAAGTGGCTGGAAGCGCAGAGGCACTCAAGCAAGTGCAAGACATAGTCTAATCTTCATAGTGATATGAAGCTGGTTAAAACCGGGTGTGAATTAACGACTCACACTGAATACAAATGATCAATTGGAACAGCGATATTCTGAGCTTGCGAAGGATATTGAGCTGGCAATTATGGGTAAGCCTGGAGGAAGTTTCCAGACAGCAACAGCGGGATCGTCGAGTGCTGCGAGAAAGTTCGCTGCCCTGGCAATTCAGCTTCAAGGAGGCCCTAACAACGCCACTTTGATGCAAGATGCCACCTCAGATGACACATTATCGAAATTGGAAACATCCATGCTCGATGCACACCAAAATTGTCATGCAGTGGGCGGAAACCCAGATACGCTGATGGTTCCCCCAGCGGTTTCTCGATACGTTGCAAGCTTTGCAGCGGCATCAGGACGCAACAGGGAGCTCCGAGATACTACTAAGATCGTCAATAACGTAGACCTTTACGTTTCGCCTAAACATTGGGCCATTGCGGCGTGAGTCGCATTGCAAACTCCGTGAATTCAGGGAAAATCTCATTGAGACAATCCTGAGCCAAGCTCGAAAGAGAAGGTGCAGAGACTATTGCGAAAGCAAGTAGGGCTAAGTAGCCCGAAGCGCGGAGCATCCTTAGAGGATGATGATATAGTCCGGCCTAGTATGTGAATACTAGCGGCTGCTAAGAGCAGCGGGTATGAGCTAACGACTCATGCTGAACAGATCGTTTGGTGAACTTAACGTAGTTCAAGACCGAGAAATGGAACCGCTATCGATGGTTGGAATTGATTTCAACTACTCGGCTACAGCGGTACTAAGACCTACTCAAGATTTTGCCTTGAGTAAAACGGGTAAGCATTGCCCCCTAGTGGCGAAAGCCGCATAGGATAACTTTGTGAACTGCTGGAAACCCCAAACACATCATGGTGTGGGCAATCAGCAGCCAAGCCTGGAAACAGGAAGGTTCAACGACCATCCCTACGGGGAGTACGGCCAAGCGGCTGGAAGCGCAAAGCACCCTTCGCGGGTGAAGATATGGTCTCGTCCTTGCAGATAATGTAAGGCAGCACGATGAAGTGCGGGAACAGTCTAGCGAGCTGTTTTGAAGATTTTACCAATGGATGCAGAATCGAGACAAATCATCACTGAATTGTCTTACTGTCTCTTGAACCGGGATTCCGCGTTCAGAGTGCATACCGTAAGCGCAAGCTTATAACCCTTGAAGGGCTCTTCGGAGCCCTTTTTTATTGGAAACCTTATGACTGAGAAACGAATTATCTCCGCTACCGGGGATGTGTCGCGGTGGATTGCGTCCGAGCATGACAGCTCCGGTAAGCTGCAACACTATCGAGGCTACAGCCAGGACGTTAAGCAAACGGCTGACCTGGTGAAGCAGCGAGCACAACAAATGCCTGGGCGATTCAGTAAATCGCTAGAGCATCAATATGTGGGCTCGGTGCCAATGACCATGATTCAGGATTTTGTCGCCAAGCGCGGTAAAACGATGAACGACTGGGCAACCGATAAGCACTTGAAGAAAGCATTTCTGTTGCATATGACGGCAGAAAACCCTCGATTGTTTGCTAAGAGCTATCAGACATGACTTATGGGGTGCTCAAGACTGACCTGGCTGACTGGCTTAATCGATCAGACCTAACCTCGAAGCTGGATTCGTTCATTAAGAACGCTGAGAACACGATCTATCGAACGCTGAGTCATCGATTGTTAGAGAAAACAGCCACGTTTGATCGAACTAGCGAGTCTCCATTAACCGATGTCCTGGCATTACCGAGTGATTACCGGGAAGCGATCCTATTAACGGTCGATGGCACTCCGATCGAGCGAGTCTCACTGGATTCTATTTCTAATCGAACAGCTAAGGTCGATGAGCCGAGTGAATTCTCAAGAAACGGAACCGATATACAGCTATGGCCTTTCCCTGATGCGGGACGGACATACAAATTAACCTATTATCACAAACCGGCCACTGTCACAGGTGGATCGGATAGCGGCACTAACGATCTGCTAACGGCAGAACCCGCACTATTTCTATATGGCTCGCTAATCGAAGCCGAGCCCTACCTTCACAGTGATCAAATGCCCATGTTGCAAGTTTGGGCGAGTCGATTCGGTGAAATCCTAGCGACATTAGACCAGGAATCCTCTTTAGAGAACTATTCCGGCTCGACTGTCACCGTCAAATCAACATTCAGCGGGAGATTATAAATGCCCAACTTAACAGACGAACAAATCGCACAGATATTAGAAGCTGCTGGCCCTCGACAGGACGCTATCAGACGTATTTTAGGTGAAGACCTGGATTCTGAGCCGGAGCCTGTCAAAGAAGAGGAAGAGGCCGAAGAGGAGTCTTCTGACGAAGAGGAATCAGACTCTGAGGAGTAATTAAATGGCGTTAGAAACCGGAACAACCGTTGACAGTCTTGTTAGCACTAATCCAGCAAATACGGATCCCGTGGGCCAAGCCGACGATCACTTAAGGCTGATCAAAGCGGTCTTAAAGACCACATTTGCTGGTATAACTGGTGTAGCGGATGAAGATAATATGTCTTCTGACAGCGCGGCAAAGCTAGCGACTCAGCAGTCCATTAAGGCTTATGTTGATTCTCAAGTTACTGCGCAAGACTTAGACCTCACATCGGACTCCGGCACTATCGCCATTGATCTTGACTCTGAAACCCTCACCATTGCGGGTGGAACAGGACTAGATTCATCGGCTACAGGTAATACAGTAACCGTTGCTATCGATTCGACCGTTGCGACCTTAACAGGCTCGCAGACGCTTACTAATAAAGTCTTAACCTCACCCACTCTAAACACGCCGACAATCGGCACATCCTTCACGATTGGCTCTGCGACTATTACAGAAGCGGAACTGGAAGTCCTCGATGGTGCAACCCTAACGACCACTGAGCTTAATTATGTGGACGGGGTTACTAGCGCAATCCAAACCCAGCTTGATGCAAAAGCACCTCTTGCGACACCGACTTTTACCACTTCAATTACTATCGGATCAGCGACGATCAGCGAGGCCGAGTTAGAGATACTCGACGGCGCGACAGTCACAACAGCCGAACTGAATGTTCTGGACGGGATTACCTCGACAGTCAGTGAGCTGAACATATTAGATGGTGTTACCAGTACAGCATCAGAACTCAATATCTTGGATGGCGTGACCTCAACGGCAACCGAACTCAATATCTTAGATGGAGTTACGGCGACCACGGCAGAACTTAATTATTCGGATACTGGCTCGGCAGTCGGCACTGTTGTGGCTAGTAAAGTTGTGACCGTGGACGCTAACAAAGATGTCGCGAGCTTCAGGAACATTACCTTAACTGGTGAACTCGATGCGGGCTCTTTAGATGTCTCAGGTGATGCTGACATCGATGGCACCCTCGAAGCAGACGCGATCACGGTGGATGGCACCGCATTGAATGAGTACATCGCCGATACCGTTGGCGCGATGGTCGGTTCTAACACTGAAACTAACATCACTGTGACCTATGAGGATGCCGACAACACCTTAGACTTTGTGATTGGTACGCTTAACCAGGACACTACAGGCACAGCGGCCCTGGCGACTTCATTCACCGTCACGGCAAACGACACCGCTAACGAAACTGTATACCCGGTCTTTGTGGATGGTGTGAGTGGCACTCAAGGAGCTGAGACAGACGCTGGCTTAACGTATAACCCCTCAACAGGATTGCTCACCTCGACAGGGTTCTCAGGCAACCTGACGGGCACGTTACAAACTGCTGCCCAGGCTAACGTCACCAGCGTAGGCACGTTAACCTCGTTAACAATATCCGGCGATCTAACGGTCGATACAAACACTTTGAAGGTCGATTCGAGTAACAATCGTGTCGGCATCAACCAGGCAAGCCCAGATGTTGCTTTGGATATGGGTGCTAATACTGATGCTGTCCATATGCCAACAGGTACGACCGCGCAACGCCCAGGATCTCCGGCTGCTGGATACTTTAGGTATAACTCTGAGACTGCCAAGTTTGAGGGCTACACCGATGAATGGGGATCGATCGCTGGCGGCGGCAGCGGCACTAACATGGATACCAATATCTTTGCGGGTGATGGTTCAGACACAACCTTTACGTTAAGCACCGCGCCTGATACTGAGCAGAACCTAATCGTATTTGTTGATGGTGTGTTCCAGGCTCATGATGCCTATTCAGTCTCAGGAACTACGCTCACGTTTAGCGCACCTCCGGCAAACGGTCGGGTAATCACGGTGTTCCATTCGACCACAACGGTCGGCGGCTCTAACGCAACGATCAACACGATGACCGGGGATAACTCGGATGTGACGATTGAATTAAGCGTGGCACCAGTTCATGAGGCAAATACCCAGTGTTATTTCGATGGGGTTTATCAAAGCAAATCAAACTACTCAATTTCAGGCACTACATTAACTTTCAGCACTGCCCCACCCACGGGAGTCCTGGTAGAAGTTATCACCCTCACTAACACTTCAATCACTACAGCCGCCCAATTAGTAGACGCTGATGCAGATACCAAGATCCAGGTAGAAGAGTCCTCCGATGAAGACAAGATACGCTTTGACACTGGTGGTACTGAGCGGATGATCTTGGACTCAAGTGGATTAGCTATTCCTAGTAATGCTATAGCTATTGGCCAAAGTACATTTTCAGGCAGTAATGTTTTAGCTGATTTTCATGGCTCTGGTAACGCAGTAGGCGCAAGTCTTGCATTTGCAAATGACCACAACACAGATAAGTTTTATGTGGGTCTTGAAGGCAATACAACAGGCGATGCGTTTCTATATCAACAAGAAGACGCTGATATAAATTTTTATACCAATAATACCTTTAGAGCAAAACTAGATAATTCTGGAAACTTAGGAATCGGCGGTCAAACTACACCCGCAGCAAAACTAGATATTAAGGGAGACACTTCAACCTACGGGGGAATGTCAAAGATTTACCTGACCGACACAAGCTCTAACGCAGCAAGAAGAAATTGGGCGATAGGCAACGGCGGCAGTGGTTATGGCAATTTAACTATTGGTGTCAGTAATGCTGCTGACGGAGATCCGATGGCCTCTGGAACTCACATAACGCCATTAATAATAGACAATGCTGGCCACGTTACCAAGCCATTGCAACCAGCGTTTAACGTAAGGAATAGTGCTTCTCAGTTTAATATAGCTATTGACTCAGACGTTACTGTTGTCTTTGGAACAGAGGTATTTGATGTAGGCAGTAATTTTACAGGAAATACATTTACTGCGCCTGTTACTGGAAAATATCAGTTAAATGTAAATATTCGTTGGAACCAATTAAACACAGCACATGACTATGTAATTTGTTTTATTAAAACTACGCTTAGAACTTACTATTCTATTATTGATCCAGATGGATTTGATTCAATTCCAGCTTATTTTACACAAAATGTAAGCGCGTTAGCAGACATGGATGAGAATGATACTGCCTATGTGTACGTTTATTGTGCTGGAGGATCTGCAACATCTGACATTGACAGCGGCCCCGGCTCAACAACATTTTCAGGCATCTTAGTAGCATAACAACAAAGGCGAAATAACCTATCTTAAAGGAGATAAAACATGGCAGATCTTAAAGTAGAAATAACAGTAAACGATACGATGCAAAAAATCCTGTTGAACGACTTGTTATCCATAGAAGATTGGATAACGGACGCTGTGACAGGAAAACAAAACAACTGCTGGAAGCGTTTCAGAGAAGCCTGGACTACAAAGTTAATGGATGACGATAGCTTTACAGATCCGATTCCAAGCTCGCAAGAGGCGTTCGTTGCGCTCGTCACCTCCAGGGAAGATTACAAAACACGCAAAGAGCGTGACGAGGCTAGTAGCCTTTAATTAGGGAGAATAATTTATGGCATTAACAAAAGCACCAGAAGAGTTAGTAGATAAATCTTTAACTTCTACTTTAACTATCACTACTGCTGATAATAGCAATAATTTAGTTCTTGCTAGCACTGACGCTGATGCTAGTTTTGGCCCTCGTTTAAAGTTATTTAGAAACTCAGCATCAGCAGCAGACGGTGATGCCATAGGGTACATTAATTTTACTGGTACAAATGATGCTGGAACACCAGAAGAGGTTGGTTATGCTGCTTTTGACGCAAGAATAGTAGATGCTTCGGACGGTACTGAAGATGGAAGACTAGAAATAGTTACGTTATTAGCTGGTGTAGAAGGTACTTCCAGAATTTTAATGGACGCTACTGAGACTGTCTTCAATGATAATTCTAAAGACCTAGATTTCCGTGTTGAGAGTGATGATCATGCACATGCTTTATTTGTTAACGGTGCAGCTGGAAACGTAGGAATAGGGGATACAGTACCAGCTTGGGGCGCAAATTACAGAGCTTTGACAATTGGCTCTTCTGGTGCTATTTGGTGTACTAAAACCGGAACAAGTCTTACAGCACTGGCTGACAACACTTATTTCAACGGGTCAAATCAGATCGCTCGGAACACGCAAGCGGCCGCTCAATATTATATGAACGCTGGTAGCCATGTTTGGGAAAACGCACCTTCTGTGAGTGCGGGCGCAACGCAAACAATGGCTGTTCGTATGGTGATAAACCCGTCAGGTCATATTACTATTGGACGTACTGCAACCAGTAATACTGAATCAGATCACGGAATAGATTTATACGGAAATGGTTATATCTACCTATACTCAGCCGCTTCTGGAAATGATGACACTTTTAGATCCTATGACTCTTCAGGAGCACTCAAAGCATCTATTGAAGCAGACGGAGACTACATAGATCATTCTGATGAAAATTACAAAGAGAATATTACAGATGCTTCTAGCGTCCTCAGTACTATTTCTGACATTAAAATCCGTAGTTTTACTTGGAAGGACAGTGGCCGTAAACAAAGTTACGGTTTTGTTGCCCAAGAGTTAAAAGACGTTGTTCCTGAAGCAACAAAAGTTGCAGAAAAAGAAGGAGATATGTGGGGCGTAAGAAACTCAAGAATAGTTCCAATGTTAGTCAAAGCAATCCAAGAACAACAAACACTAATAGAAACCTTACAAACCAAAGTCAAAGCGTTAGAGGAGGCATAACAAATGGCAATCACTAAAATCTCACCAGACGTTGTAGACTTTGATTCAGCTTTAGTTGTTTCTCCTACACTTACTATAGGCGATGCAACAGCAGAAGATACTAAGATTGTCTTTGATGGTAATGCTCAAGATTTTTACATTGGTTTAGATGACTCTGCTGATGACCTAGTAATTGGATTAGGTTCTACGGTAGGTACTACACCAGCAATTGTTATAGACGAAAATCTAAACGTAGGAATAGGAGCGACTCCAGCAACAGGTGTTAGGCTGGATATGCGATCAGACGCAACCACAAACATTGCAGATTTTAGAAATGCTAATTCAGGTGGTTTTGGATTATATACAGCGGGTGGATCATCTTCTTCACAGTACGCTTTAAGGGCGGCAGACAAGGATAATACTGCGTTGTTTACTGTTTTAGGAGATGGAAACGTAGCGATTGCTGACGGTAATGTAACATTTGCATCAGGACACGGAATAGACTTTTCAGCTACTGGTGATGGTTCTGGTACTGATAGTTCAGAATTGTTAGATGACTATGAAGAAGGGACTTTCACTCCAGCATTTGGCGATAGTGTGACAACGGCAACAGCTAATGGAAGGTACACAAAAATAGGAAGATTGGTTAATTTTTCCATAGAGATTGGAACTTCAGTTAGTAATATAACTGGAGGTGTTACTGCGGGAATAACTGGCTTACCTTACGCTGTTCCTACAAATCAATCTGCTGGGTCTTGTTTTTCACAGTATGTTGATAATGGGCCTTTCACAACTGTATATGTATACTCAACAGGCCCTACACTTTACTTATATGAACAATCATCTAGTTCTTATCATCCTATGCAATATGCAGATATGAATGATGCTTCTGCATTTTTTTATATTCAAGGTACTTACATCACAAGTTAATAAATTCAAACTTATGCTTACTGGATTGTAGTCATGGACACAAAAGGAGAAACAAATGGCTTTAGAAAAATCAACAAAACAAGACAAGATAGAAATCGTAGACCAAGGAGATTGGAAAGTTCTTCAAGTCCGTACAGCTACTATAGTAACTGATGATGGGACTGAAATATCCAGAACCTTTCATCGTCATGTAGTAAATCCTAACGATGACGTTAGTGGAGAATCAGATGAAGTTAAAAAACTAGCTGAGATCTATTTCACAGATGACGCAAAGGCTAAACATAAAGCAGCTATGGAATCAGGAGGGCCGGGATAAATGGAATTAATAGTAGACATATTCAACATAGTCACAGCAGGAGCACCAGCATAATGACAATCGAAACTATCAACATCGGCGAAGAAGAATACAAGGTAGAAGAACTTCCAGTAACGACCCAGGCTGACGTTAATCGTATAGCCGGGCTACGCCAGGAAGCCGCCCAGCTTGAAATGAGACTGCGCGAGACCAACGTGCTGATCTCAGCTTATTCCAATGCTGTGACCGAAGCGGTTAAGCCTGTAGAAGAAACAGAAGAGGTCGATGCCAGCTAATGCCCGTCATCCCGGTTCGTATCAAAGACTCGCAGAAAGGCGCGGTCTGGGATACCCCTGCCTCTGAATTACCCCCGTCCATTTTCTCGGACGCAAAAAATGTTAGATGTATTGACGCTACCCTGGAAAGAATGGGTGGGCTGAAGGAGTGCGGCGCGAAGGCAGACTCTAAAGCCTTGTTTGGTATTTCACAGTCTGGCACTAACAAGCTGCTGCTGTTCACGGATGATGCGATCTACCTAACAGACGATGCTGATTCGTTCTCAACAGCAGTAACCCCTAGTGCGGGCATAGCTGACTCAGCCACCTGGTCGGTATCGCAGATCGGTGACAACGTGATTGCGACTTCAATCGACAACGTGCCTCTGCTATTAACGGCTGGGGCATCTGTCTTTGTACCCTTTACTAACTGGCCAGCGACCTATCGATGCAGAAAGCTAGAGCCCTTCCAGGGTTATCTGGTTGCAGCGGGTATTAAAGTATCCGGCACCGAGAAAACTGGTCTTGTGAAGTGGTCGGATGCTTATAACCCGGCATCGCTGGCTTCGGTTGCCTGGGATCACACGGTCCTGACAAACCTTGCAGGAGAGAAAGTGATTGCGATGGACTCTGAGATCATGGATTTCGGAATCCTGAGAAACATGGGCATTATCTATGGCTCGTTGCAGACGCATAAGATGACATCGACTACTGCAAACATCGCGGGTGTTCCCCAGGTGTTTCAGTTTGAGCTATTGTTTGAGGATGAAGGGATATTCGGATCGCGCTGTTTTGTAGAAGCTGACAACTCGCATTACGTTGTCGGAAGTGCAGATATATATCGGCATAACGGAATCCAGCGGCAATCGATCTCAAATGGTAGAGCAACTGCAAAGCTGGTTAAGGCTGTTGTTGCCCAGGGCACTGGCAGCTCGATCAGTACCGAAATCTTTTGCGGTCACAATCCTAGAAATTCAGAAGTCTACTTTGCATACGCTCCGGGCTTCTCTGGTTATGCCAGGCGATCTCTTGTTTACAATTACGCGCTCGATGCCTGGACGGAGCTGGACTTATCAGCAACAGCAACCCCGGTTCCGTTTACGCATTTTGCCAATAGCGCAGGGCCATCAAGCGATCTAGTGAGCTATGCCGAGATTGAGAATGAATATAACGACTTAACCGACTCAATCAGTACATACACCTTAGCAAGCACTACAGACAGCGAGACCACGATGTATGTGATGAGCCCGACTCTGAACAAAGTGTACAAGCTTGATCACAACCTGGCGGCTTCGACCATCGCGCCGACAGCAACGATTGAGCGACAGGATCTTGATCTCGATGAATACTTCAAGACCATTCGGAGCCTGAAATACATTTCAAGAACCATTCCGCTCTTTGAAGGAGCTGGAACAGTCAATGTTTATGTGGGTGGACGCAACAACATGGCCGAGGATGTCACCTACGGATCAGCGCAGACCTTCACGATCGGAACCGATTACAAAGTGGATCATCGATCCACCTATCGATTCCCGGCGATCAAATTTGAACAGACCGATAGCAATGACTCAGCCTTCACCGGCTTTGATCTGGAAGTGCAAGCCGCGCACAACCGATGAGCTATGAGTTTACGAGCATTGACCAACTCGAACAGGTCAATCTCGCACTCGCGACCATTGCAGACGATTTAAGATCGATAACCCAAAAGATTTCCGAACTGGATGTGTACGCCAGGGCAGCAGTGGATGGCGCGTGGAAATTTGATTCGACCACATCGAGCGCAGATCCCGGTGCTACATTTTTGCGAGCTAATCATGCAACGGTCGGAAGTGTTACCGCACTGTATATCAGCGCGACGATGGCCGTTGAAGGGCAGAGTTTAATCAGCGCAGCTCCGCTCTTAGGACTGATCAGCTCAAGCGACAAGATTTTATTAAGCGATCCTACGGGGTCATTTTTGGCACGGTTCACAGCAGGGTCTGTGACCAATAATACAAGCTGGTACTCGGTAGCGGTTACGCACGTCGAGAGCAGTGGAACACCGACGAGCGGCTCGCCGCTTTCACTTAGATGGATACCTTGATATGTCAACAGAAGAATCACTAGACCTAACTGGTTATTTAAATCCCTGGGAGACTTTGGGAGGCGCGGGAGGCAAGGCAGAAACCTACTATAAAGACCTGTTTGACAAGCTGTATGGAACTGATGCCGGAAGGGATTTCACTAAACCACCTGGCGTAACCGATACGGTCGATCCGACAACTGGCGAAACAATCTATGGCCAGGTCGCTGGCTTTGATCCCATGCAGAACCAAGCCTTCCAGCGGATGCAGGACTTTACTACTCAAGGTCAATATCAGCCGGTCGTAAACGAAGATGGCACGGTGAATTATGAGCTCGTCACCCAAGGTGGCACGGGGGCTCACCTAGCTGAACAGGTGGCCAATCAATACGGCCAGGGCATCGATATGGGTTATGCCGAGGGAATCGCGAATAACCCCTACATGGACTCGATGATCGATGCAGCTTTAAGGGATCCCTATAGACAATATTCAGAAGTCGATCGCCCAGGAGTCGAGCAAGCAGCAGCAATGATCGGTGACAGTTCGCGAACAGACTTAGCCAGGGGAGTGGTACAGCGCGGCTATGAGGACAGGGCTTCAGACATCGCCAGCCAGATGCGCAGCGGTGCATATCAAACAGGATTAGGAATGGCTGAGAACAAGATCGTACAGGATCAGAACCTCGCGCAGCTCGGAACGCAATTAGGACTGAACAACATCAACACCATGATGACAGGTGGAGGTATGCAGCGAGACCTCCAACAAGACATTCGTAACGCGAATATGGGCAATTTTGCCTACGGCGAAGACAGGCCCTGGCAGCTTGCTAGTAACCTAAATACCTTGATGTTCCCGGCTTTATCTGGATTCGGTAAGACCTACGGCACAGGAGCTCCAGACATCATGGATAAATTTATGGCTGGCCTGGCCGGATCAATATCTGAGGGTATAGGTTCTAGTCTTACAGATTGGCTCGGCAACAAGATCAATGGGTAGAGGTAGCTGATGTCATTATTTAGATACTACGGAAAGAACAACGAGCAAGCGCAGCAAGAAGCGATTCAAAAAGCGCAGTTACAGCGTGAAATTCAAGCAAAGGCTAAAGGATTAGCCCCTAGCAATGGTGGAGCTCTATCAAGGTCTCAGCCAAAACAAGACAGGCTCGCTAATCGTCCCGTTTTAAGAACGCTAAGAAACGTGGCCAGAGCAGGTTTGGCTCCAATGACCTCCGACCCGCAAGCAGCTCAGAAGAGAGCAGCGAACCCATTTTACAAAGACCCAGCCGACGCATTCTGGGCGGGCATGGGCCAGGACGTTGCTGATGCAATGCTCGGAATTGACTCAGGTTCCAATGCGATGACGATGATGAACGAAGCGCGGAATATGCAGCCTGAAACGCAGATGCAGTACCTTGACTATCAAATTAAAAATCGGGAGCTAACTAAAACACAAGCGTTAGAAGCGGCAACGGATTTAGCTTACAAAAACCTCGACTTGCAACAACTAGAAAATGATCCATTAAGCGTGGAACAAAAGGTGATTGATAACCTGTTCACTATTGGAAGACAAACAGGGAACGGCGATATAAATATGATCGCGCAAGAAAAATACATGGAGTTGTTGAAGTTAAAAGACCAGCGTGGGCTACCTCGCGGATCAGCGCAAGAAAGAGCGTTTAGCACGATTTACGACCAAAGTATCGACCCCAATTCACCTGAATATTTAAAGGCTTGGAATGTTGCTTTTGGGGAACGTAGAGAGTGGGATGACGGACTAGGCAAGTGGCGAAAGTTCAGGGATCGTGTGCCTGGCCCCGATGTGCGAATACCTGATGCGTATAGAGGTGAGTTCCCACAAGCACCAACTCAACCTGGAAGAGATCAACCAAATGTCGTTGTTGCTCCTAACGCCCAGCAAAAACGAAAACCTGGCATGGATACCACCTGGGTACCTGTTGATCCTAATCTGACAGACCCACAGTTTTGGGCAGCCCAAGGCTATGACATGGATACGGTGATGCGAAGTCGTCGGGAAACGGCAAAAGGTTTGAGTGGTGATGCTGGCGACTCTGCTAACTATTTACAGACTCAGCTTCGAGCTCTTACAAATCTACATAAGATGGAAAGGCAATTTAAAGGCAAACCTCTTATATCGGAAAGGATGTGGTACACCTACGCGATGGCAGACCAATCAGACAGAGGGGCTTTGGATAAAATATGGGCAACACTGTTTAAAACCAGCCTCACAGAAGATCAAAAAAATTACCTGGCTAACGCAAAATTGTTTGCAACTGCTTCGTTGCGTAAAGACTCAGGAGCTGCGCTAACAGCGGATGAGACAGCGACCTATTCTGAAAGAGGCGTGATCAACGATTCAATGGGTGAGGAAAGACGAAAAACCATTGACGATTGGCGAATGGATCAAGTGGCTGCATTATTTAATTACATTCCAGTGGGCTGGCCTAAATGGAGAACCATGTATGACGTTGCCGACGACCTCTACAAAAACTCGCCTAACAAAATCGAAGAAACATCAGGGCTTACTGAAGACGAAAAATACCTTCTCAATTTAAACACGGGAGGTGAAGAAAGTGGCGAGTGAAAATGCACAAACAGATTTTGTGGAAGCAATGCGTAAGAAAGCGGATTCCTTAACACCAACCGAGTTAAAAGAATACCGAATTCAGGTAGCTAGAGAAAATCAAAGAAACCCAAGGAAAAAAAGCCAGCAGTTACTGGACTTTCTCAATCAATATATTCCTGAAAGAGAAGAGCGGTCGGGTGGTGAGTTTATGGGAGGAGTTCGACAGCTTGCAAATGATGCGACGTTAGGTTTTTCCGATGAGGCTGAAGCGCGAGTCAGATCGCTTAATCCTTTTGGCCCGACCAAAGATGAGCATCTGATGAACATACGCTCACAGATGAAACAATATGACGAGGATTATCCCGTTCATTCTGGAGTCTCTACCACATTAAGTATGGCAAGCCCTGCTATGCTCGGCAAGACACTAGTGAAACGAGGTTTGCCAGAAGCAAAAAGGTTATTAAGTGCTGTGCCAGATCAGGTTGCTGATACATACAACCAATTACGCCGGGCATACGGAACATACGAAGATTCCTCTACGGTTGGCAGAGGAGGGCGGCTACTTGGGACAGGTGGAACGATGGGCGCGGTGAGTGGTTACGGTTACAGCGAGGCTGAAGACCCTGATCAACAGGCGATGGATGCTGGTATGGGATTTATGGTGGGTGGAGCACTTACCCCATTGATGGGAGTAGGACTACCAGCCTTATACAACGTCGGAAAAGAGATGTGGCGAAGAGCTTCAAGAACGCCAAGGCAGCGAGCAGATGAGGTGTTAGGGGATGTGTTAGCAGCAGAGCCTTTAGACGAAAACATGGCCCCGGAAGGTGTATTGATGGATCAGTCGGCCTCATTACAAAAACTGGCTACAGAAGTAGCTGGTAAAGATCGAGCGGCTGGTGGTCGAATGACTTCTTTGACTGTGCCAAGACAAGCTGGTGCAAAAGAGAGAGTTGTAGATGCGTTAAAGGATTCTACTGGGTTCACAGGACAGGAATATCGACCCTGGGCAAGACGAGCTGAAACAATAAGAAAAACGGTAGCGAAAGAAAAGTTTGAGGTTGTCGGGCCAGCTCCAATAGAAGTAACGCCAAAGCTGAAGTTTTTATTAACTAGTAATTTTGTAGAACGCAAAACTAAAAATGCGATAGATGCTGCTGTTGTCAAAGACGGAGGGCTTCCGCAAAACAGAGCATTTGAGTTAGGGCAGGGAGAGACCATAGGCGAATGGTTAGAGGATGTTAAGCCGACTGCTGGTTTTTATGAGGATGTGGCGTTCCAGCTTCGGGACGATTTACAAAAAGCAGTAGCTAGAAGTGAAGAAAAAGCGGCCGCTGATATTAGGGGTGTTCTTCAGCAGCTTTATAAAGAAATAGATGATCAGGTTCCAGAATACGCAAGCACCAGAAAGATATTAGAAAAGTACCATCGAGCAGAAGATGCTGGCGATCTGGGTTCGTCAATGATGCGGAGATACAACACTCGCCTTGATGATGCTCTCGATGAATTTGACGCAATGACTTTAGAGCAACGTGAAGCCGCTAGAAGAGGGGTTGCTTATAGCGTCAAACAGAATCTTGATCGAACTCCAAGAACAGGAGACTTTGGGAAGTTAGGGAAAACTGAAGAGAAAGTGGGTGCGCTACAACAATTATCCAGACCTGGAAAGCGAGAAATACTGACCGACAGGTTAGAGCAAGAATCCAAAATGCACGAAACTGGAAACCTTGTAAGCGCAGCTAGAGGATCAAGAACCATGTTTGGCAATAGAAGTGAAGAAAGTAGAACGCCAACGCAATGGTTTATGGATTCGCTAACTAGATACTTAGGCCCAGAAGCAGCCAACGAAGTAGCAATTACCTTAACAAGACGCTTGCCCAGAGAGGACGTTACTAGATTAATTAACGGTGCATTGCCCCCAGAGAGGGTTCTGCCAACCGTAGAACAGATTGCGAATTCTTCTGGTATATCAGTAGCGTTAGCTCAAAGAGTAATCGAAAACCTTGCTTATGATAATTCAGCGGTTAGAGAATCAACAGGAAGGTTAAGTGGGGCATCTGAATAATGGCACAATACCTCGAATACATCGGAGCTCTATCTCCCCGTAAAGGCGTAGGCCCGGCTTTAATCTACCCAGGCTACAAAACCAAACAAGCCCCTGGTGCATTTAACCGTGGTCAAGACTCTTTAGGTGAGGGGGTATTAGGCGCGTTATCAGGTGGGGGCGGTGGTGGCGGTGGTGACGATGAAGATGTTGTAGATGACGACGATGTAGTAGTTGTAGACGATGAAGATGTTGTAGATGACGACGATGATGTAGTAGTTGTAGATGATCCACCACCAGTAGTTGATGATCCTCCACCCACAGATACTGACCCTGGTGTTTTAATCACTCCAACCAAAAAACCACCCAACGATGGTAATCAAATAACCTGGTTAGACGAGCTCCCTAAAACAGGTCAAAACATCGCTATAAAAATGCTTGAGATGAATCCTGATGCTGATGTTTCTAAAGACAGAATTTTGGCAGAGTTTTATTACGATGGACAAGCAAATAGCAGACGTATTTCTGAGTTTTATCGGAACTATTACAATTGGCGGCGTGACAAAGCGATTGAAAAGTCAAAAAACAAATCAGACAGTTCATCAACAGTTTCAACAAACCTAACTGAGCAGCCAGACGGTACAGTTAGACCGGGTGCAGATCAGCCTAAAATCACTGATACTTCCAATACTTCGACTACTTCGAGCACTTCCGATACTTCGAGCACTTCCGATACTTCGAGCAATACCAATTCAGGTAGTAATCCAGTGATCAATGCTGGATCCACCACACAACAACCATCAGGAAAGCCTGGTGTTCTCAATCCAAGCTCAACGTCAGATAGCGAAGATGACAAAAAAAGCGATGGCGAACTGAGCGAAGAAGTCCAAGAAGTGCTAAGAGACCTTGGGGTTCTGGATGCAGCGGGAGTCTGGACAAAACCAGACATAACAGTCGATATTGGGGCCAATGGTGAGCCGCAAATACTCATCAACGGTAAGACGGTCGATAAAACCGTAATCGATGCAATCAAAAATCAATTCCCCGACATCATCAGAAACTCACCGGCAGCAAAGCATCTGCCGAGTGGAGATACTCATCTAAAGATGGGTGGCGAGGGTGGAATTCTCGACACAGGCGTAGGAGTCGCAGTGCCTGTTGATACCAGTAAAGAAGGTATATCCGGCGACCCCGTAATCTACAAAGATGTTTCGGCTGGCGATGTTGAAGATTTCAGGCGAAACCCATTGTGGTGGCTGCGAAGCCGCGCCACACAAGCTGGCAGAAGCGCACGGGACATATGGAATGATGTGAAAGATCGGCTTGGTCTTTCCGATGAAGAGAAAGAGGCGTTAGAAGCGAGTGATCAGATCGATGGCACTCAAATCACTGGTGGCTATGCCGGGTATACATCAACTGATCCAACCTCTGTGACGGGGGGCGATTCTTTTAGTGGGGGTTGGTACGAAAATCCTTTAGGGACAGGCGAGCCGGATTTTTACACGCCAGAGAGGGGTACTCGATATGGTAGAGCAACTTCGCCCCTGGCAGACTTTGGCATTAAAGAGGGTCGCGGCCTACCGTACTCAAAATTTCCTGTCGATGGTGGACAATCATCAGTTTACGGCGAAGTCCTGATCGACAAGATGCAACCTCATGGGAACACGCTCACAAGTGAAGTAGATCGAATGGTCGCTGAAAGCCTACCGTTTGTCTCAGTGACTGGCCCAGATGGAACCCCGATGATGTACGACAAACAGACCGGGCAGACTCTTTCATTACCTGAATATGGTGCTTTAGTGAAAAGCCGAAACACCATCGGATTGCCGCCAGGCGTGAATCAGATACCAGGGCGATTGCCGTCCTATCGAGGTTATGGTTAATGGCTAAAAAAGGCAGACTATCTCGAACCCACAATGAACCACCAGGTATGTTCGATGATGATATGGTGGATAAAGACGAGCATGGCTTCTATGTCAAATCCCTTGGAATCCTCAGCAGTTTAAAACAACGCCGCATGACGGGCGAAGACCTAAAACGCACGTTGCAGAAAAAAGGCATTTCCCAGATGGAGATGGACGATCTCGGACTTACCGGGATGTTAAGCGGCAGAGATCGAGTTGACCTGGATGATGTTGAAGCGCACATCGAGGAGAACAAGCCAGAGTTTGAGTTGAAAACTCTACATGGAGATGACTATGACCCAGATTGGAGTCCTAATGATTTTGATTTCGACGAAGAAATTATGGGGACAGATACTGATGTCGGACGGGATGAAATTGCGTGGAGAAAAGAGAGTCTCCTAGAGGACTTTTTAAGTTCTAGTAGCTACGATTCAGGGCAGCACGTTATTGCAGACTATGTTAGCTCAGAGGCACATTTAAATCGTCATTTTGGCGGGAGCGCAATACCTGGCGGCGGTGATTCACGGAAACAATTTCTAAAAGATTGGGACGAAGTTTTTACAGAAGATATGGGGATTGGCGCGGAAGGCAAAGGATTAGATTCACAGGAGTTTTACAACAATTATTCATCGTTTCTTGATGATGTGTTTGAAGATATGGCAACAGATGAATATATGCAAGATCCTATCTATGAATACGAGCTGTATGGTGACGATGTAAGGGATAATTACAGCGATCTTAAAATAATTGGAAACGATAATCACGGTTACACAATTAAACTGCCAAATGGCGATGCCTTAGAAACAATGACAAGAGATGGGCGGCGGCCATGGTATGGGGGTAGTTTAGAAGAAGCTAGAGATGAGGCAATAAGTGCAGCGTATGATTACGATCTTTTTGAGACGGATACAAATGCTGTTGATCTATATGAAGAACATACGCTAGGCGGCGGCGATAATTATCAGGTTCATTCGTTTGTCATTGACCCAAGACATCAAGACGAAGAGTTTTATGGCACACATTTCGATGAAAACGCGATGTTTCATGCTAGAACAAAAGATCGTCCAACACCTGATGGTCAGGGCAAGCTGTTATACATCGAGGAGCTGCAAAGCGATTGGGGGAAACAATATCGAGACAATCCTGACTTTATGCAAGATCGTAGTGCGAGCTTGAGTCCTGGGTGGGACACTTTGGTTTTTAATGAAAAAAAACCGCCATTTGTCACTGACACAAAAGCTTGGACTGATCTAGCTGCTAAACAGTTAGCGACCTACGCCAAAGAAAATGGATACGATGGAATTGCATTTACACCAGGCCAGGTGCATGAGAAAAGATATGGGCGAGAAGGTAAAAGCGGATTATCAGATCAATACAACAAGAATCTGATGGGCTCGATGAATACCATCTTTGAACGTCCAGCTTCGGTCTTTGAAGATCCTGAAGGGTTTGCCAGCGGCTCCCCGATGTGGATATTCGACGAGAAAGACAAACAAAAGATCGATAAAGGATTCAGCCAGTACGTTGCTCCGATAGGAGCTGGCATTTTAACAGGGGCGGGAATTACCGGGGCTTCTTTGACACCCCGGCAAGCCTATGCAGAAACAGGGAAATCGCAGCAGATGGATGCCTGGAATGTTGAGCAAGGCAGAGGGGCAGCTCTTCAAGAAATGATGGCGGGTGATCTCTCAGGAATGGCGGGCGATGCTCGAAGGATGTACGGCTTATTGTCAGGGTATGTCACCGACAAATTAAACCCTTATTACACTGAGTCGATCGAAGAGACAGATGCGAGTGCTGACGCAATTCAAAATGCAGTTTATGGAGCTCTATCGGGAGGCAATGCAGATGATCCTGGTGCTCAAGCCTATCTTGGCCCGCTTCAACAAGGCGAGGAGCTCTACCAGAAAACGCTGGATGAATATACTGATCCAAGATTGATGGGAACATACCCAATCGATGAAGAGCTCTATCGAACGAATCCGAGGCTATTCAGGATTCTCAACATGGTTGACCAATACAGTAATCCCTTTCACGTCGAACCTACGTTCAAGCGATAGGCTCGCCCAATGATCCTAGAATCCGTGGCAGTGGCTGCTGCGGCGTTAAATCAAATCGGCTCGATGATCGAGACCGCTGGCCAAGTTCAAGGCGGAGCGCAGCGGGTGATGAGCGCGATCTTAGACTTTGGGCAGGGACTTGATGAGCTTGAGAACAACAAGAAAGATACTTTTTTCGAGCAATCTCATTCTGATATTTTGCGGATCCAGATGATGCGTAGGCAGCAACAAAGATACGAACAGGATCTCGAAAATTTGCTCAGCATCGCCGACCCGATTCTATTAGAGCAGTATCGCCAGGCGAAAAAAGATCAGGTAGAAAAGAGAAAGGCACATCAGAAAGCATTAGCCGATGCTGCTCGCAGACGCAAACAACTCATTCAACAAATTATCACGATCTCAGCGATTGTTATCACAGGTTTGATAGCAGCAGCAATCGTGACTGCGCTAATAATCATGGTGCTCAAATGACAGAAGTAAGAACAACAGAACCTCTTGTGGGCTGGCGAACGGTTGCCGTAACAAAGATGGAGCGGCTGCGCGACCTGGCAGAAGGTGATGATGGCCGGGTCAGAGAAGTAGTTGAAACAGTAAAGCCTCGCTTCTACACGATTAGTCCTAGTGGAAAGATTGAAGTGAAGGATCTCAGCTACCAGCAGAATGTAAATGTCCTTGCGTGAAAACACTGGCATTAGTCTTTCAGATTGTCGTAATCATCAATGGCCCAGATGCGGCCGTTGAGCAGCCAGAAGAGATTTATTTTTATGACTTAGATAAGTGCCTGGTAATCAGTGAGCGACTTAGGGATCAACGAAACAAAGCCCACTACCGAAATACAAAAGGGATGGTCGGAGCTTACTGCAAACCAGCCTATGTATTCATCGAAGAAAAACAAACATTGATATGGAATTGAAATGGTAAAGACATTTGAGGCAGAAAGTGAGCACCTTGCTTTAGATCAAGATAATGATGGAATTATTTCAGATTCCGAATTGAAAGCTGGTGCAGAGCTTCAGCAACTAAAAATATCAAACGAACGGGCAGACGCGCAAAGAGCTATGAGCTGGTTTGCATTGTGGGGGATGCTTCTCTACCCATCTTTAGTTGTAGCGTCTGAGCTCTTCGGTTTGACCCAGGCAGCATCAATCCTGGGTGATATGGCAGCAGTTTATTTTGTTTCAGTAGCGGGTATTCTCGCAGCGTTCTTCGGAGCGCAAGCATTTCAAAACCGGAATGGTAAATGATGGGATACATCAGTGGTGGCCTGGGCATCGCTTTATTGATTATGTGTGGGATCTTCAAAGTCTATTTCGATCGATCACAAGAACAAATTACAGATTTAACAACTCAGCTCGAAACCTCAAAACAGAATCAGTTGAAACTCGAAGATGAGATTAAAGAGCAAAACGATAACCTGGAAAAGACGATCGCAAACCACGAAATGATTGTTGGTCAGATGGAAAAGATGACAGTGAAAAATCAAGAATTCCAGGCCGAGGCTAATCGACTCAAAAAGAAATTTTCAGAGCACGATCTCCAGCACATCGCCCTCAGACGACCAGATTCCATTAATAGGCTTATCAATGCCGCTACACAAAAAGTTGCTAAAGAATTTTCTGCTCTTACTGATCCTAATACTTTATAGCGGGTGCTCTTGGCGGGGGTCAGAAGGCCC